TACTCACTTCTTTGGGCAGCACTTGTTTCCCAATGGAGGTAAACGACTGGTCATTACTGAAGGTGAGATAGACTGTCTGACAGTAAGCCAAGTACAAAACAATACTTGGGAGGTAGTCTCTCTAAGTTCTGGAGTGCAGAGTGCTAAGTCACTATTCAAACGTCACCTTGAGTGGCTTACTAAGTTTGAAGAGATAGTCCTTATGTTTGACTCTGATGATGTGGGCAAGCAAGCAATGGAGGATGTCGCTCACATTATTCCTGCCGGCAAATGTAAGATAGCAAACCTGCCTATGAAGGATGCCAACGAGCTTCTACTAGCAGAGCAGCCCAAAGAAATACTTAAGGCTATATGGAACGCCAAGGTATGGGGACTGGATGCAATCGTAAGAGGTTCAGAGCTATACGAAAGGCTGACATCCCCAAAGAACTTTGAGTCAATCCCTTATCCATTTGAAGGACTGAACAGAGTAACACGAGGCATACGCACTGGTGAGATAATCACCTTCTGTGCCGGCAGTGGTATTGGTAAGTCTCAGATATGTAAAGAAGTCACTTATAATATATTGACCACCACCGACAAACGTATGGGCTACATCGCCCTAGAAGAAAGCGTTGAGAGAACCGGCAATGGTATCATAGGTTTACATCTTAACAAACTATTACACCTAGATAACTTCGATGCGAATGATGAGTACAAGGAAGCATACGAAGCTACTGTGGGTAATGGTAGATTTTTCTTGTATGACCACTGGGGTTCTCTCGAAGGGGACAAGCTCGTTGGTCACATAAGATACATGGCGAAGTCATTAGATGTTGAGTACATCGTACTTGACCACATCTCAATCGTTATCTCAGGTAGCTCTGAAGGTGACGAAAGAAGAATGATAGACAACCTAATGACTAAACTTCGTGCCTTGGTTGAGGAGTGTAAGATAGGTGTAATACTTGTCAGTCACCTCAAGAGACCAGAAGGAAGAGGACATGAGGATGGTGCTACTACATCAGTCGCACAGCTTCGTGGGTCAGCCGGCATAGCACAACTAAGTGATATGGTTATAGGCTTGGAACGCAATCAACAAGACGCAGAGAACAAGCATCTCACATCAGTAAGAGTTCTAAAGAATAGATTTAGTGGCGATACTGGAGTGGCTTGTAATCTACGTTGGCAAGCAGAAACAGGAAGACTAACAGAAGAAAAATTAATCGAGGGAGACACAGGTGAAACTTATTTTTAAATTATGGAATATTGTTCAAACTTCAAATACGACCTCAAGGTTGGTCACGTTGCTGAGAAGCAAGTTGCCGAACTTCTTGAGAACAAAAAGGTCGAAGTCAAAAGAGACCTTAAAGCAACAACTACTGGCAATTTATTTATTGAGTATAAATCCAGAGGCAAAGACTCAGGCATATCTACTTCCGAAGCAGACTATTGGTGCTTCGTATTTGATGAGCTTTTTATCTTCATTGAAAAAGAAAAACTAAGAGCAATGATTGAACCAATGAAGGGCAGCACAATGGACAAGCGAGGCGGTGACAAGAATACAAGTTGCGGCATCCTCTTACCACTAGAAAGATTATTAGAAATAAAAAACGATGGAGAACTTAGCTGATGAAGCAATACGATTTCATGGTTGTGATGATGCAATCATTGGGCACGATAACAGGGGTTACTTGGTCTATTCCTATGCATATCTTATCGAGGTCTTTATGTCGCAAGGCATGACCGATGAAGAAGCGGTTGAATGGGTTGACTACAATGTCGCAGGAGTAATGCCACAACACTACACAATAAATTATGAACACACTGATATTTGATATAGAAACAAACGCTATCAAAGACTGGGCAAACTTGAGTGACCTTACCACTCTTCACTGCCTATCTATCTTTGATATAGATAACAATGAGATGACTAGCTACAATTCTGTAGATGGCAACATCGAAGAAGGTCTAGTTAAACTACTCAATGCTAAAGCAATAGCAGGACACAACATCATAGGGTTTGATGTCCCTGCTCTTACAAAGCTATACGACTTCACTCACAACAACCTGATAGATACCCTTGTGTTAGCTAGGTGTGTATATCCAGATGTACGCAATGATGACTTCAAGCGTGAGAACTTTGATAAGAAGTTGATTGGTTCACACTCGTTGAAGGCTTGGGGTACTCGCATCAATGTTCTCAAGGATAACTATGGTGAGACTTCCGACTGGTCTGAGTGGTCACAAGAGATGCAAGATTACTGTGAGCAAGATGTTCGTGTAACTTTTATGTTGTATATGTGGTTGCTAGGTAAGAACCCATCACAGAAAATGCAAATGCTTGAGCATGAGTTTGCTATCCAAATGCGTAAGCAAGAGGCTAATGGGTTTCCCTTTGATGTATCTAAAGCTAATCATCTCATGGAGCAGCTAATGCTCGAGCGTTGTGAGATAGAGACAGAGCTACAAAAGGTATTCCCTCCATCTGTTGAAGAGACCAAGACACACTGGTGGGTAAACCCTAATGGTGACAAGTTCCCTACCAAGAAGGCTATGATTGAGAGTGGATACAAGCCTAGTCAGTGTTCTAAGGGTGACTTAAAAGTTAAACAGATACCATTCAATCCCAATAGTCGTGACCAGATATGTGAACGCCTGATGTCTCAAGGGTGGAAGCCAGAGGCATACGAAGGTAAGCGTCCTGCTATTAATGAGTCAGTCCTCAAGGATATAAACACACAGGAGTCACTCAAACTATTACAGTTCTTAACTATATCTAAACGCCTTGGACAACTCATCGAGGGTAACCAAGCGTGGTTTAAGTTAGTGCGTGATGGAAAGATACATGGAGGTATAAATACTAATGGAGCAGTCAGTGGTAGATGCACTCATCAAAATCCTAATGTAGCTCAAGTGCCTTCTGTTCGTAGTCCCTATGGTGGAGAGTGTAGAGAACTATTCACTGCACCTGAGGGTAAAGTATTAGTTGGATGTGATGCTAGTGGATTAGAACTACGATGCCTTGCACACTACTTGTTCCCTTGGGATGATGGTAAGTATGCTAAGACTATCCTTGAAGGTGACATCCACACAGCTAATCAGAAAGCAGCAGGACTAGATACAAGAGACCAAGCAAAGACTTTCATCTACGCTACACTCTATGGTGCAGGTGATGCCAAGATTGGTTCTATCGTAGGTGGTTCTTCTAAGGATGGTAAGCGTCTGAAGGCTAACTTCAAGAAGAACCTTCCTGCATACAGTCACCTAGTCAAAGCAGTAGAAGCAAAGGTTACATCAGTAGGTTCACTCAATGGACTTGATGGACGTAAGCTGCCTTGTCGTTCAGCACACTCAGCACTCAACCTACTATTGCAGTCAGCAGGTGCAGTCATAATGAAGCAAGCCTTAGTAAACTTCGTTGACAAAGCAACTAACGACTATGAGCTACACGCAAATGTACACGATGAAGTTCAGTTTAGTTGTGACGCTGAAGAAGCTGACACATTAGGTAATGATTTTGTATCAGCCATACGACAAGCCGGAGATGATTTAAATTTTAACTGCCCTCTTGATGGTGAATATCAAGTTGGGAATAACTGGAAGGAGACACACTAATGGCACATGACCACCTCGTAAAAGAAGCAATAATCATAGGCATCAAAGATAAGATTAGAGAATGTTCTCAAGCACTTCAACGCAATGAGAGTATGAGAATACAACTAATCAAAGAACATAAAGTTCTACTAAACAGAATGAGTAAACTAGAAGAGTTCAGAAAGGAAATATGAGTGCTAAGACAATAATAATAGATGGCGATATGATTGTGTATCGAGCAGCGTTTTCATCAGAGGTGGAAACTAAATGGGATGACAATGTGTGGACACTCCATTCATCGGAAGCAGAAGCTAGGGCTAAGGTAGATGAACTTATTAGTGGCATCCTTAAAAGGCTTAAAGCTAAAGACTATGTGGTGTGTCTTACAGGTAAGAATAACTTTCGTAATAAATTATTCCCTGACTACAAAGCCAACAGGTCAGACAAGCGTAAGCCTCTAGGTATCAAAGACTTAAATGATTATATGTATGACCACCACAATGGATTAATTGTAGATGGCATAGAAGCAGATGACCTCATTGGTATCTTCTGTACTGAACATCCCAAGGACACCATTGCAGTAAGCGGTGATAAGGACTTCGGAACTCTACCAATTACTTGGTACAATCACCTCACCGATAAACTCATTAAGACTGGCGTTCGTAAAGCTAAACGCTTTCACCTTATTCAAACTCTTACTGGTGACGCAGTAGATGGATACAAAGGTCTCAAGGGTGTGGGTGCTAAGACTGCCGAGAAGATACTATCCAAAGGTGGAGCTACTTGGAAGACAGTAGTTAATGAATACAAGAAGCATGACCTGACTGCTGATGATGCCCTACTGACTGCACGTCTAGCATACATATTACAAAACAAAGATTACAACAAAGAAACACAGGAGATAAAACTATGGAATCCATAACCTCACCAACAGCATCAACCTTACCTGATAGCGGTAAACGCTCAGAGTTTGATACCGGTGCAGTTAGAGATGCAATGGAAGGTAAAGGTATGCCTTCGTTGTTACCTATATCTGCACTTCGTGCTGCCTCTAAACGCTTTGAAGATGGAGCAACTAAGTATGGCAGAGATAACTGGATGAAAGGTATTCCACTTAGTAGATATATAGATAGTCTCTATCGTCACCTGTGGCAGTTCATAGAAGATGATGACAAGGAAGACCATGCAGGTGCTATCATCTGGAACGCTATGTGTCTTGTTCAAACAGACGAATGGATTAAGAGTGGCAAGTTGCCTAAGTCGTTGGACGATATAAGGAAGAGGGAATGTGAAGAATCCCAACAAATTAAGGAATAATTATGGATGCTCCACTTCCCTATATAAGCCCTGAGTTACTCAAAGCATTGACTGAAACATTTCCCCCAAAGGATTTCGGTACAGACAAATCGCTTCGTGACATAGACTTTTATCATGGTCAACGCTCGGTGATTAATTTCCTTGAACATCAATTCAATATCCAAAACGAAAATATATTAACGAAAGATTAATTATGTGTTCATCTCCTGACATCCCACCGCCTCCACCACCTCCTGCACCTCCTCCCCCTCCTACAAATATGGCTAAAGCAGTTCGCAACAAGCCGGCTCAAAAACGTAGAAGCGGTGGTAGTAGAACAGGTATATCTGCTTTAACAATAAGACGACCTTCAGTAAATGTTGGCACAAGTGGAGTTGGTGCTAACGTCTCCTATTAATGGCTGACAAAACCCTAACAGTAAATGGACAACCATTCACGTTCAATCGTGATAGGTTTGCAGGTGTAAGAACTATGACTGCTACCACTCCATTGAGTGACGGCACTACGCAGATGAAGGTTATTGTTACTGGTACTGATAGTAATGGTAATGATAACTCTTCACTATCAGGAACTTACACAAGACCACACTCGACATCTTTAGCTTGGAATCAAGTTGGGGGGGATGGAGCTATTTATAGGCAACCATCTGGCGGTGGTTTTGCTTGGAGTTTTATTGATGGCTCTGATGGTACACCTAATTTCAATATAAGTGTTGCTGAAGATGTTATAGTTCCTTGGCAGGTAGCAAGTAGCTTTGCATCTAATAATGTTACTCTAAGTTCTGCTGAAGAGACAATCACAGTAGACCGCACAGCTTCAATCATAGACTCAGACAGAGCAGGAGAGTCTCGTCCATTACTTAGTAAAGTGGTTGGAGGTGCGGCTGTGGCTTATAGTCTTCGTGACCTCAATGATAAACAAGGAAACAACAAGGTAGTTCGTGTACGCAGGTCTAGTGATAATGCTGAACGTGACTTCCTAGCTAAAGAGTTATCTAACGCTGAATTAATAACTTGGGTTGGTTCTGGTAATGATGGTTTCGTTGAAACTTGGTATGACCAGAGTGGAAATGGTAGTGATGCAACTCAGACAACAATAGCAAAGCAACCTAAGATTGTAGATGGAGGTTCATTAGTAACTGGTGGAATAGATTTCCTTAACGGCACTGATACTGTTCTTGTAACCACTAACTCTGACATTTGTAATGTGCCACAACTCTCTATATTTACTGTATTAACTCCGCATACAGCGGCAAGCCAAGTTTCAGCGTTTTCTTGTGGGTCAACAATATCAGGAAGCACAGGTTATGGAGGATGGAAACTTAATTTTAATGGGTACTCAGACGATGTACAGTTGCAAACTCAAACAAAGGGAAATACTTCTGTAAGCGTCTTATCAGCAGACGTAACAAGTAGTGAATGTCTGGTAGCATACGTTGCTACTTTTCCTAATATTACTGGTTCGGTAAATGGCGGAACTGCGGTTACCAAAAGTAATATGATATCCCCAAATCAAACAAGCACAGGCGTAAGAAAATTTAGGATTGGTTGTCAGTTTACTTTTAGAGAAGACGGAGAGTACACCAAGCCTATAAACGAAATAATTATCTACACTACTGACCAGTCAGCTAACCGCCCTGCCATAGAAGCTAACATTAAAAATCAATACAACCTTACATAATGTACTTACTATTTCCAACTGAAGAAGACGCATGGAGTCGCTCCGAGCAGGAGGGCATAAGCCTTGGTCTATCCTTTCATACTGAAGGCAAGGGGTCACGCTATGTGACAGCACCAGAGCAAACTGTAGATGGTCTCTGGGCATTGGATGTTGAAAGCTATGACCTTGATGAAAGCGAACAAGCAACAACTACAGTGGACGTAATATTTCCAGAACCACAAGAAGAAGAATAATTTATGAGCAAGCAAACAGCACAAAGCCTATACACCTCCCTAGAGGGGAAGCGTTATCAATACCTTGATAGAGCAAGGCAAGCAGCAAAGATAACTCTACCATACGTTATGCCTGACGAAGGCTTTGGTTCTCATAGCAGACTTGAAACTCCCTTTCAGGGCGTTGGGGCAAGAGGAACTAATAACCTAGCATCCAAACTATTACTCGCACTCCTTCCCCCTAACGCCCCCTTTTTCAGACTCAATGTAGATAAGTATGCTTTGGCAGCCGAAGGTGCTGATGCAGGTATGCTTTCAGAAATAGAAGCAGGTCTTCAACAAGTAGAAGATTCAGTCATGGAAGAGATTAGTCGTGAGACCTACCGAGTAGCTATTCACGAAGCCCTGAAGCACCTAATCGTAGCCGGCAACGCTTTAATATATATGCCTGATGATGGAGGTATGAGAGTATTCCACCTTGACCGCTACTGTGTTGAGCGTGATGCTATGGGTAATATTCTTTATATATGCACAAAGGAAAGCCTTTCATATATGTCCTTGAGTGATGAGCTTAAAGAGCTTGTTGGTGTACAAGGAGAAAGTGCTGATGAAACAATAAACCTTTACACAGCAGTGTGTCGTAAGAGCGACCACTGGCACGTTTACCAAGACATCAATGGTGTACGTATCCCTTCTTCTGAAGGTGAATACAAACTAGACAAGAACCCTTTCATCCCTCTTAGGTTCACTCGCATAGATGGCGAGGACTATGGTAGAGGATACGTTGAGGAGTACCTTGGAGACCTACAGTCTCTTGAGTCCCTCACCCAAGCTATCGTCGAAGGTAGTGCAGCAGCAGCTAAGGTATTGTTCCTTGTTAATCCTAATGGAACTACAAGAGCTAAGACACTTGCAGAGTCACCTAATGGTGCTATCTCTCAAGGCAACGCAGCAGATGTATCAGTCCTTCAGCTAAATAAATTTAATGACTTTCGTGTTGCCCAAGAAACTATCAATCAAATTAAGGATAGACTTGGACACGCCTTCTTACTTACATCAGGAGTTGTTCGCCAAGCCGAACGTGTAACTGCTGAAGAAATAAGAATGTTAAGTATAGAACTAGAGTCTGCCCTTGGTGGTCTTTACTCATTACTTAGTACAGAACTTCAGATGCCAATGGTCAATAGACTACTGGTAGTAATGAAGAAAAAGAAATCATTACCAGAGCTACCTAAGAATGTAGTCAACCCAGTTATTATTACTGGTGTCGAAGCACTAGGGCGTGGCAATGATTTACAGAAACTTGATTTGTTCCTAGCCGGAGCAGCCCAAGTTGTTGGTGCAGAAGCAGTCGCTCAGTTTGTTAATGTGAGTGAATACTTTAAACGCAGAGCCACCTCATTAGGCATCAAGACTCAAGAGTTAATCAAGAGTCCTGAAGAGATGCAACAGGAGGCACAGCAAGCCCAACAAGCAGCGATGATGCAAGCTGCTATACCTAATGGCGTAAATGCTATTAGTTCCCAAATATCAAACGCTCAAGAAGGAGCGAATATGAATCAACAAATAAGCGAGTAATATGGAAAGAGTTGTTATACAGGAACACAGTGAGGAAGAAAATATCTCACTTGAAAAGCAAGCCGAAATGCAAGAAGAGGCTGCTAAAGCTAGAGGTCAAAGTATTAAATCTGAAACTGAACAAGTGGAAGATACTGAGACCCCTATTGAAGATGAGCGTCCAGAGTGGTTACCAGAGAAGTTTGAGTCTGCCGAAGATATGGCAAAGGCTTATTCTGCTTTAGAAAAGAAGCAGTCAGACCCTCAAGAAAAGAAAGAAGAAAAGGCTTCCAAGGAAGAACCTGCTTCTCCATCTAACGAGGTTATCACCAACGCTTCTGAAGAATTTACAAACAATGGGGAACTATCCGATAAGACCTATGAGGGTCTTGCTAAGGCTGGTCTCCCCAGAGAAATGGTCGATGCATATATAGCAGGACAGCAATCATTAGTTGATGCCCAGACTTCAGCCATCCACGAAACTGTTGGTGGCTTATCAGAGTATGAGGCTATGGCTAAATGGGCAGGTGAGAACCTAGCCGATGATGAGCTAGATGCTTATAATACTATTGTAGAGAGTGGCACTACTAGCCAAGCAACTGTTGCAGTTAAAGGCTTGTACGCTCAATATAAATCTCTAGGTGGTGGTGAGCCATCGCTAGAGAAAGGCGGTACTTCTGCTAGTGACGCTGGTGTCAAACCTTTTGGTTCTGCCGCTGAAGTCACAAGAGCAATGAGAGACGCTAAGTATGCTGAAGACGCAGGATATAGAAAGTTAGTTGAACAACGACTAGCGGTTACAACAGCGATATAAATATGACACCAGAACTAATAGCTATGATAGGCGGTAGTGCGTCTGGGTTTGTTTTCAAACTCATTGGTACACTTGCTGCAAACCAACAAGCAAACCTGCAAGCCGTTCTACAAAAGCAGAAGGCTTCCGATGAAAGTCACAACCAAGCAGCAAAGCGTGGTGGTGAATGGGTAAGACGCTTTATCGTAGTTACAGTTCTGTTTGGTGTTGTAGTAGCACCATTTATTTTAGCTCACAGCCCTGAAGGAATTACTGTTGGTAAAGACAGCAAGTATCTTTTTGGACTGTTTAGTAGTACATCATATGAAACCCTATCAGGGTACGTCATCCTACCGGAGATAAGACAAACAGTGCTAGCCATTGTTGGTTTCTACTTCGGTTCATCGACAATCAAATAACATGAATGAAATCCTTATACATACTAGCGTTAGCTGTGTTCCTAGCCCACCCATTAAAAGCAAATGAAATTCTGTATCTCTCCGACTTCGTGTCAAAAATCCCTCTGTGGGAAGTGTATCCGAATAGTAGCCCACAGGTTACTGGGGATAATGGTAAAGCCTTTGGTTATTATCAAATCACGTCTATCATGGTTAAAGACTACAACCGCATCAGTGGTGAAAGCCTCACGCATGAAGATTGTTTCGACCCAACAATTTCTAAAGAGATTGCTTATACAGTATTACACCACTATTCAAAGCACATTCAAAGGCAAGGAATAGAGGTAACTGTTAAGCATTGGTTGTTTATATGGAATGGTGGTGGTGGTGCTTGGAGACGAGTAGAAACCCCACGCAAGGATTATAAGCAACAACATCTGGAAGCATACGCTAAAAGAGCTATGACCTTCCTATAACTTTCGTTGAAGATTAGTAAGCACAATGCCCTCTGAGGAGGATAACATTTGGTAAGCAGATAATCGAAGACAAAAAACAATAAACTAAAATCAACCCCTAATAAAGAAAGACAAAAATTATGGCAAATGGTAATACATCCCCAAGTCGCAGTGGTCTTATTTCTGGCGGTTCTGATAATGACGCATTGTTTCTCAAAGTCTTCTCAGGAGAAATCTTGACTGCTTTTGAACAAAACAATGTCATGAAAGACCTACACATGATGAGGACAATCTCATCTGGTAAGTCTGCTCAGTTCCCAGTCAGTGGAATAGCAACTGCAAAGTATCATACTCCCGGAGTCAACATCGCTGACTCAGGTAACTCAATGTTAAGCAGCATTGGAATGAACGAGCGTGTCATCACTATTGATGATGTTCTTGTATCATCCACATTCATTGCTAATATTGATGAACTAAAGAGCCACTATGACGTGCGTTCTATCTATGCAAGCGAGCTTGGAAAAGCTCTAGCAAAACGCTTCGACATAGCAACAATGAAGACACTCTTCGCTGCTGCTTCTTCCGGTGCTTCTGCTCCTCAAGCTGCTGGTAACTCAATCACAGGTGCAACTACTAACACCACTGCTGGTATCATCGACGCATTATATGCGGCTGCTACTAAGCTTGACGAAGTAGACGCTCCAAGTGAAGGACGTTACGCTATCGTTACTCCTGCTCAATACTACAAACTATTGACTGCTGATAATGTTGCTATCAACAAAGACACCTCTGGTGGTTCTGCTGATGCTGCTCGCGGTACAGTAGTTGAAGTTGCAGGTATTCAACTCAAGAAGAGTAACAACTTCCTCGAAGTTATTGCTGAAGGAAACATCTCTGCTGCTGGCACTGGCGGTTCTAACGACCAAACCAATGCTGACAATGATGATGGTTCTGCAAACAATGACATCTTCGGTGGAAGTGGAGTAGGTTACAATGGTGACTTCTCCGCACTTAACAACAGTGGTGAACATGGTATCCTTGTTGGTACTAAAGAAGCTATCGGTACTGTTAAGTTGCTTGACCTCGCTACAGAGTCCGAGTACCAAATCGAGCGTCAAGGTACACTATTCGTTGCTAAGTATGCAATGGGTCATGGTGTCCTTCGCCCTGAGTGTTCAGTGAAGATTCTTCCTGCATAAACCCTCTTAATTCAAAGCCCTCCTTGGTTAATCCCTTGGGGGGCTTTTTTATTATATGAAACGAAAAGGTGTATCATTACGAAAAGAACATAAGTCTGATAAAGGTGGACTGACCAAGAAAGGTCGTGACTACTATAATAAGAAGACAGGTTCAAATCTTAAAGCCCCACAACCAAAAGGCGGAGCTAGAAAGCGTAGCTTCTGTGCTAGAATGTCTGGTGTTAAAGGAGCTATGAAAGATTCTAAAGGTAGACCTACTCGTAAAGCTTTAGCCCTTAAACGATGGAAATGTTAAATTATGTCCCTCTACGAAAATATAAATAAACGCAAGAAACTAGGTATTAGCCGCAGTAAAAAGAAATCTACTATATCCAAGAAGTCATATGACAATATGAAGAAAGGGTTTCCTAAGAAGAAAGATAAATAAAAATGGCAACATTAACAACAGAACTTGAAGCAGTAAACTCTATGCTAGGTCACATTGGGGAAGCCCCAGTGAATAGCCTAAGCAACGCTAACTTACCTGTTTCAGTTTCTACTGCTAAGGCTGTTCTCAATGAAATAAGCAAAGAGGTACAGACCGAGGGGTGGCACTTTAATACTGAGGTAAATGTAAAGTATTCACCGGCAGGTGGTTTGATAACATTAACTACTGACATCATTCAGTTTGACACAGTAGATACAACTTTAGATATTGTTCAGCGTGGAGCAACTCTGTTTGACCGCAAGAATAATACAACAACTTTCACAAGCGACCTGACAGTAAACCAAACTCGTTTACTTCCTTGGGACAGCTTACCAGAAGTAGCTCGTAGATACATCACTCTCAAAGCATCTAGAATATTCCAAGGGCGTATTGTTGGCTCTAAGGAACTAGAGGCTTTGATTGCTCGTGATGAATACGTTGCTCGTTCTAACCTGCAAGAAGCAGATGGACGTACTTCTGATAGGACTATCTTTGACAACTATGACGCAGCAGTTAGAGTTGGCATCAATCGTAACTACGATTTATCTTAATGGCATTACTTAATACTTCCCTCCCCAATCTTATTGGTGGTGTATCTCAGCAACCTGACTCAATTCGTTTTGATGGTCAGTGTGAAGAGCAAACTAACGCTATCAGTTCTGTTGTAGATGGATTAAGTAAAAGACCGCATACTAATCACATAGCAAAGATACTAGGCTCTATTGGAGATGATAGCTTTGTTCACTTTATAAATAGAAATGCAAGCGAAAGGTATGTAGTAATAAGTTACAAAGAGTATGACTCTAGTAATGTTCATACTGGCTGTAAGTTGAGAGCTTTTAACTTATCAGATGGAACTGAAGCTACTATAAATGGGTCTCAAGGAGTATCTCTTACATCATCACAATTTACTTATCTTCACACAGCTTCGCCAAGAGATGAATTAAAAGCTCTTAGTGTTGGAGATACAACTTTTCTATTAAATTCTAGTGCAGGTGTATCCTTAAAGAAAAGTGGTGATGCTGTAGCTAAAACTCCTGCACTAGCAAAGAAAGCACTTATATTTCTTAAACAAGGAGACTATGAAAAAGATTATAATGTTAAGATTACTGGGAATAGGTCTAGTGGTATAAATGCTACAGCCACAGTAACTTTAGCAAGCTATAGGTATACTGGCGGTTATAGGGGAGCAACTGTTTCCTACCGGTGGCGTGTAAGTGGAATTACTATTACAAATGCTGGCAGTGGATACTCTGGAAACATAAATGTAGTATCTTCATCAAATAAAGCAATCTATGCACAACCCTCTGCGACTTTTACTACAGATAGTAATGGAGCAATCACAGGAGCTACTATTACAAATGGAGGAGACTTTGAAGGTAATGATACAACAAGTATGTTTGGAATCATTTCATATGGAGGCGGACAACCAACAGTAACTGTCTCTCTTGTAGATAATACAATAGAAGATGCAAGTTTAGTAGACACTGCTTCAATAACCTCTGGGGATTCACAAGCGTCTAGCGGAGGAGGAACTAACGCTGACACTGATACCATAATGACAGCCCTTAAAACGGAAGTAGATACACACTTCGGTAATGACTTTAATATAAAAAGAGATGCAGACACAAATCTCATTGAGATAGAAGACGCAGGCGGTGATGACTTTAGTATCAGTGTTTCTGATGGCTTGTCTGATACTGGTCTTGGTGTAGTCTATAAAGAAGTTAATACGATGACTGACCTACCTTTGGTTGCCCCAGATGGATATGTAGTTAAAGTAGTAGGAGATGCTGAATTATCACAAGATGACTTTTATTGTAAGTTTGAAACAAGTAATGGACATACCTCTACGCAGGATGGCATAACCAGTAAAGTTGGTAAAGGAGTTTGGGTTGAGACAGTCGCTCCAAATATAGACCTTGGGGTAGACTCTAATACGATGCCACACAGCTTAGTTAATGATGGGAATAATAATTTTATTCTATCAGTTACTAATTATGCTGATAGACTCAGTGGAGACGATAACAGTAACCCACTTCCAAGTTTCAAAGGGCAAAGTATTTCTAATCTATTCTTCTTTAAGAACCGACTTGGATTTCTTAGTAACGACAATATAATTCTTTCTGAAAGCGGTTTAGGTACTTTTAATGAAAGTAATGACGTAGTATATAACTTTGGGCGTACCTCTGTAACAACCTTATTAGATTCCGACCCTATTGATGTTGCGGTCTCTAGCAGTCGTGTTACTAACCTAAAGAGTGCTAAAGGCTTCCAAGAGAACTTGATTATATTTGCAGAGAATGGGCAGTTTGTTCTTAAAGGTGGAGATATACTTACTCCAAGAACTGTATCAATTACACCTGTAACTAACTTTGACTCTGACTCAGCAGTAGACCCTATAACCCTTGGGGCATACGTTTACTTTCCTTATAGTCGTTCTGGATTTACTGGTGTTCGTGAATACACTGTCAACGCATCTACTGATGTATATGACTCTACAGAAATCACTGAGCATATACCTCGTTATATACCTAGTGACGTAATAGCTTTCTCTGGTACTTCAAGTGAGGATGCTCTAGTTCTTGTTAGTAATAATGATAAAAGCACTGCATACGTCTACAGGTACTTTTTCAACGGACAAAAGAAACTTCTTAGCTCGTGGTTCAAGTTTACCTTTGATGGTGAAATACGAGGACTGTCTTTTATAAAATCAGAACTCTTTATTGTTCTAGAAAAGAATAGCGAGACACACATAGTAAGTATGTCTTTTGATGCAGGGCTTGTAGACACAGGAGTAAATCATAATACTTACCTCGATATGAGAAGAGAGGTATCTGTAGCTGCCGGTGCAACTACGATTGACCTATCAAGTTTCTATACGCCTGCTGACAACACAGTAAAAGTTTTCTCTACTGATGGTGCAGTAATAAAAGCAACAAATAGTGGGGCTACAGTCACACTTACAAATGGAGCTTTGAGTTCTTCAGATGCTACAAATGTCTTTGTAGGAATACCTTACACAATGATTTATACATTTTCTAAGCAGATGTTTAAGCAAGCCTCTGGACAATCTAAGAGTCCCTCAGCAGGTGGCATAATGAAGCTCAAGAGTTGCTCTCTGTTCTATACTAATACTGCCTTCTTTACAGTAAAGGTTACTCCTATATTCAGAGATACCTATGTTAATAATTTTACGACTAACATCATAGGTACTACAAACCTTGAGTTAAACCTTGATGATGGCTTCTTTAGAGTACCGGTGTTCTCTAATGCTGAAGATACTAAAATCACTATTGAGAATGATTCAGCATTGCCAAGTCACTTCCAGAGTGCAGAATTTGAAGTAAATGCCCACCAACGCTCAAGAAGATTCTAACTTTGTTTTCCAACAGGGAAAGCATAAGCTAATAAAAGCGAAGAGAAGTCACATTGGTGACATAGTTCCCTTTATACGCAAAGAGGACAAGCTAGAGGTTGCTTGTATGGGTAAGACCCCAGAGCAAGCACTGAAGCAAGCCTTCCAAACTGATGATGTAACCCTTACTATTGTTGACCAAGGTGATGTGCCTATCGCTATGCTTGGTGTTGGTAAGGTCATGAATATGGCTTATATATGGATGCTTGGTACTGATGCAGTCAGGGATGCCTCCTATGACTTCTTAAAAGCCTCTCGGTTGATAACTCAATCACTTACAAAGCCTTATGGTGCAACCTTTAACTTTGTCCACAAGGACAATACCACAGCCATCAAATGGCTAAAATTCTGTGGAGCTACGTTTACACGAAAGCTCTTCTTTAGCAACGAACCCTTTTACGAATTTATAATAACTTACAGAGAAAAATAATATATGTGTCCTCCAATAATTGCTGCCGTTGCTGCGGCTGCCCCTGCTACCCAAGCTGCACTTGCCCTTGGTGCTGTATCAGCTGGTCTTCAAATAAGAGGTCAGCAGATACAAGCAAAGACCCAACGTAGAGTACAAGCAAATGCCTCTAAGGTTGAGAGACAGCGTTACCTTAATGAAGTGTCTTCTCTGCGTACACAACAAGGTCAAGAGCAAGTAGCACTAGCTCAGAAGTTACAAGCTAACAAGCGTAAGGCTATGGAAGCACAATCAACCGCAGCAGTTTCCGCAGCCGAAGCAGGAGTTGCAGGTCTTAGTGTGGACGCTCTAAGGAATGACCTAGCAGCAAAAGAAGCTCGCTATAATAACTCTGTAAGTACACAAGCTCAGATGCTTGATGTAAGACGTAACCTTGCACTAAGAGATGCAGGACTAGGATTTACTAATAATATGCTTCGCATCAATCGTCCTATCGAAGAGGTAGACTACGCAGGTGC